CGCCAACCGGCATTTGAACCCGGAACCAGACCATGCACGACATCACCGAGGCGGCCTGGCTATGGGTCGCCAAAGGGGCGGGCGCTGTGGCCGGCTCCGCGATTTCGCTCGCCTATATTCTGCCCAGGGGCAGGCGCGAGGCCGCGATCCGCTTTGCGGTCGGGCTGGTGTGCGGCCTGATCTTTGGCGGCGCGGCGGGCGTGAAGATCGCCAAGGAACTGCAGATCACCAATGACCTGCACCAGATCGAGGTCACCTTGATGGGTTCGGCTGCGGCCAGCCTGGCGGCCTGGTGGGCGGTCGGATTTGTCATCCGCGCGCTGTCGCGCGGCGAGGAAACCAAGAAGGACAATTGACCATGATTTCAGGCGGAAGCCTGTCGCGCGTCGAACGCAAGTTCGCCGGCGTCGACCTGACGCGTCTTGATGAAGACGGCGTGTTCACCGGCTATGCCAGCCTGTTCGGCAAGGTCGACCTCTCGAAGGATGCGGTGGAGCCGGGCGCGTTTGTGCGCTCGCTGAAGCAGCGGCCGGCGCTGAACGTGAGGATGCTGTTCCAGCATGACCCCAACCAGCCGGTGGGGCGCTGGCTTGAGATCCGTGAAGACGGGCGCGGCCTGTTCGTGCGTGGCCAGCTGACGCCGGGCGTGGCGAAATCGCAGGAACTGCTGAAGCTGATGCGGGCAGGCGCAATCGACGGCTTGTCAATCGGCTTCAAGACGGTGCGGGCGCGAAAGAATGCAGCCACCGGCGTGCGGCTGATTTTTGAGGCGGATCTCTGGGAGATCTCGATTGTCACCTTTCCGATGCTTCCCGAAGCGCGCGTGGCGCGGGTGAAGGGAATTGCTCCAGCTGGAGCGACGGCAGCCGGCTCGCGTCGCGTGCGGTTGCTGGCCGAACGCGTGCGGCGCGCAGCCATGATGATGAAGGACAAATGATGGATCAGAACATGAATGGAAACGCGGCGGGAGCGCCCGAAACCAAGGGCGCAGGCGGCGAGCTGAACGAAGCGTTTGGCGAGTTCATGCACTCGTTCGAGGCGTTTCGCGAAGCCAATGACGAACGCTTGGCCGATATCGAACGGCGCTTTGGCGAAGACGTGGTGACGGCCGAAAAGGTGGACCGCATCTCGCGCTCGCTCGACGAGCAGAAAATGGCGCTGGACCGGCTGGCGCTGAAGAAGGCGCGGCCCGCACTTGACCGCGAACCGGGCGGCTTTGGCGGCAGCGAGCACAAGGAGGCGTTTGAGGCCTATGTGCGCCGCGGCGACGACCGTGCGCTGCTGGCGATTGACCAGAAAGCGATGTCCTATGGCTCGGCGCCTGATGGCGGCTATCTGGTGCCGTCGGAGACGGAGGCTGCGATTGGAAAACGCCTGTCGGCACTGTCGCCTATCCGCTCGATTGCAAGTGTGCGTCAGATGTCGACTGCGGTGCTGAAAAAGCCGTTCCAGCTGACCGGCCCGGCAGCTGGCTGGGTGGGCGAGACCGATGCGCGCCCGCAGACGGCGACGTCAAACCTGTCGGAACTGCTGTTCCCGGCAATGGAACTCTACGCAATGCCGGCGGCGACCGCTTCGCTGCTGGAAGACAGCGTGGTTGATCTCGACCAGTGGATTGCCGGCGAAGTGGAAGCAGCGTTTGCCGAGCAGGAAGGCGCGGCGTTTGTGGCCGGCGATGGTGCGGGCAAGCCGCGCGGTTTCCTTGACTATCCGGTGGTGGATGAAAGCGCCTGGGCCTGGAACAACCTGGGCGCGATCAATACCGGCGTGTCGGGCAGCCTGCCGGTAAGCAACGCGTCTGACGTGCTGATCGACACGATCTATGCGCTGAAGGCCGGGTACCGCCAGAATGCGACCTGGGTGATGAACCGCAAGGTGCAGGCCTCGATCCGCAAGCTGAAGGACGCCGACGGCAACTATCTGTGGCAGCCGCCGGCACAGCCGGGTGGCCGCGCCATGCTGATGGGTTTCCCGCTGGTCGAGGCCGAGGACATGCCCGATCCGGCGGCTGACGCGACGCCGATTGCATTTGGCGACTTTGGCCGCGGCTATCTGGTGGTCGACCGCACCGGAGTGCGCGTGCTGCGCGACCCGTATTCTGCAAAACCCTATGTGCTGTTCTACACGACCAAGCGCGTGGGCGGCGGCGTGCAGGACTTTGGCGCCATCAAGCTGGTTCGCTACGCCGTATAAGGCTGGCGATCAAATGCGGTCGCGTCAGTCTTGATGCGGCTGCACGCGGCCCCGGCAACGCCCCTCCCGGCCGGGGCCGCTTCCTTTTCTCCTACAGATACGAGGCGACATGACGCTTTTTCGAACGGTGGACCCGGTCGCCGATCCGGTGACTGTGGCCGAAGCCAAGGCGCAATTGCGCGTCGAGCACGACGCAGAGGATGCGCTGATTGCAGGCCTGATCCGGGCGGCGACCGCAGAGGTGGAAGCCCAGACCGGCATGGCGCTGATGGCGCAGTCCTGGCGGCTGGCGCTGGACAGGCTGCCGGATGGCGGAACGGTGCTGCTGCGCCGGCATCCAGTGCGCGAAGTGCAGGCTGTGACAATCTATGACAGCGATGGCGCGGCCAGCCTGATCGACCCGGCGCGCTGGAGCGCCGATCTGGTGAGCAGGCCGGCGCGGCTGCACATCGAATTGCCGGGCGGACAGATGCGCCGGATGAACGGCATAGAGATCGATTTCGAGGCCGGATTTGGCGAGGCGGGGACGGACGTGCCGGACCTGCTGAAACGGGCGATCCTTGTGCTGGTGGCGCACTGGTTCGAGTTTCGTGCCGTCTATCGCGGCGAGGATCAGCCGGTGTCGCACCCGGCAGGATTTGACAGGCTGATCGCCGGTTACCGGCTGGGGAGGCTGTGATGACCAAGCCGAACAGGCCGGGAGCCTTGAGGGTCAGGCTGGTGCTGGAACAGGCGTTGCAAATTCCCGACGAGGCAGGAGGCTTTACCGAAAACTGGATATTTGTCGCCGGGCTGTTTGCAGCAGTCGAACCGGCCTTGGCGCGGGATCGCTATGGTGCTGGCCAGACGCTTGAAGACGTGACGCACCAGATCACGATCAGATACCGCGACGACATCGCCAGCGGCATGCGGCTGATACGCGATGCGCGCGCGTTCATGATCCTCACCGTGCATGATCCCGACGAGACGGGGCGCTTTCTGGTGATCCGGGCACGCGAACAGGGGCGTTGACATGAAGGTCAGCATTGCCATCACTCTTGACGGTCTCGTAACGGCTCTGCGGTATAGGGGTTATGCCGCTGCCGAGGAGGCCGAGATTCGGGTGCGCCGCGGCAGGAAGGTCAAGCCGCGTGACAGACCGAAATCGAAAGCTGAAACCGGCGAGACCAGGGGGACACGAGGACATGACGTCGCCAGCAATTGAGCTGCAACGGGCCATCCACCGTGCATTGAAGACAGACGCCGGCGTAGTGGCGATGCTGGGCGGCGCGAAGATCTATGATGCAACGCCGCCGAACGCGGTGTTTCCCTACATCACCTTTGGCCGCACCAGCATGTTTGACTGGAGCACAGGCACCGAGATCGGCACCGAGCAATTGTTCACCGTGCATATCTGGTCGAAGGCGCATGGCAAAACCGAGGCGGTCGAGATCATGGAACTGGTGCGCCCACTGATGTCGACCGAGACGCTGACGCTGGAAGGCGGCTATGCACTCGTCAACCTGACCTATGAGTTTGGCGAAGCGCGCTACGACGAAGACCTGATGCTGCACCACGCGATATTGCGCTTTCGGGCAGTAATGGAGCCTCTGGCGGCCTGACTTCAGGTGAGTGCGGCCCTGATGGCTGCACTGCTCACGGACATCACCAGGCCGCCTCTAGGCGGCCTTTTCATTTTCAACCAAGCCAATGGCCGCCTCCGGGCGGCCTTTTTTATGGAGACTATGCAATGACTTATGCGGTGGATACAATAGAAGAAGTCAACGCGCTATCGCACCTTGACCATCCAACAGTGTTCGTCAAATCAACAGATGGCGGAATGCTGTACTGGGCACCGAACCTCTCAACCCATCTGCTGGGTAGTGTGTCTTACGTGGCGAGCGGCATAGACACCACAACTGACACGATCACGTTCCCATTTTCGCCGAATGCTATTCCCGGAGTCATCGGCACGTCTGCATCGGTGCCATGCAAGGGTTTTGCGTTCTATTGCTCCAATGCGAATTCCAACCCGGACTTTGTGACCGGCCAGATTTACTGGGTCTGGCGCGATGTGACCAACTACACTTCGATCAAGCTGTGCCCGACGTTTGAAGACGCAATGGCAGGAACCGGTTTCATCAATCTGACGAACACGGCCCTCCCAACGTTCAGGCTGCACCGCGATCCAACGCAGGGCATGATCCGCATTCCTACCGGCGAAGCGCTGGACGGCTCGGAAGGGGGGTTCAGGAGAATTTCGCTATCAGGCGAGGTATACCCTGAATTCTTTGGAGCGGTCTCGTCGAACGAAGATTCTGCTGTCGACAGCGGCAAAGCAATCCAGATGGCTCTGTTCTGGGCGAGATCGTCAGTTGGGAAGTCTTACGCGAGCTCTGTTTCAGGACGAATGAATCTGTACAAATCAACAATTTCGTTGAATCTTACGGGATTGCAGAATGCTTTTGCCGTCCTCAAAGACATACGCATTCTTTCTGCATGCCACGACAAGATCTGCCTTGACATGTCCGGCTGCAATTCGACGCTACTGTCAAATGTGACAATCGTTTCGGACAATTCAGGGCTCGTTGTTCCATCTTATCACCTGGTCTTGACCAGAGCGAACAACGGGAGCCACACATCCCCAATTCCGGCAGCCGCTTCGAACACTCTCCAGAACGTCTTCTGCTACGGAGATGCAAGCAAAGCGTCGTTCCTCAATCTGAATTCCGACCTGTCACGTCTGTATGGATGCAAGTTCTACAACACATATCGAGGCACCGACAAAAAAACGACGGCAGTGCTTCATGCAGCCGCGTATGAGACGGTGGATAGATATCTGGGCGGGGTGACATCTGAATATCAGGAGATCATCGATGCCGCAGACGTGTTTCCGACAAACACCGGCACGACGCTCGACCACATCTACGACATCGAGGCGCGGCGACCGGCTGACTACGCTCTGACGGTCGACCATGTGACAAAAAACGGCTCGACGCTGGTGTTGCATTTCAGCGTGGACGATGACTCGAATTTTCTTTCCGACAAAGAGATTGCGGACGACGACCCGGTAAACCTGTTGCCGAACGTAGATTTTGGGGTGAACTTCCCGCGTGGCAACTACACCCTGAAAAACATCAATTACGCAAATGACACAGCTGAAGTGTGGATCGAATCCGGCGCCTCTGCATTCGATGCCACTTCGGTAGATATTGGTAAATTTGCCTCATTGCGCATGACGAACATGACCGGGCCAGCCATTATCATCGGTGGCGGTTCTCGTGGCGTGTCGATGCGGGGCTATTCGCTCGCGTATAGTGCGACAAACGTCATACTTGATCTGGCCGCTGGCGACATCAACCGCCTTGTGACCGAAATGGTGCACGAGAACGGCCAGAACCAGACGTTCTATCTTGTGCCTGGTGACGAAGAGACGCGTGAAATTACCGAGTGGACGCAGCGTGGTATGGGAGACTTGTCTGGTCCTTCCGGCAATATCCGCAAAAAGGCGGGTCACACCATCAAATTGAAAGACTTCGTCTACAGGGACGCTTACAAGCAGCCCGGCACCGCCGCCATGACCACCGCCCGGTTGTTTTCAGGCTCGACGGATCAGTTGATTTTGGAGAACGTGGATATCGCGTCTTCTTCGTCTTTCCTTATCAACGACTTCAGAGGCGCAGCCTTTGCAGGCCGCCCAAGCGGCAAGGTCTATGACGCTGAAACCGGCGCTATCACCTACTATCCTCAAGGAACTTACGCACCGACGTATCGTGCAACGACGAACGTCAATACTGACAGTGTGTCAACCCTTGCAGGCGCCGCGATTCGTTTCCACCAGCACGGCAATATCGTGAAGGTTCGCGGCACTGTGTCCATTGACCCGGTCGCTGCCAACACCATCACGACGTTTTCAATGACACTGCCGGTCGCCTCCAATCTTACGGCGGCCTCCGATCTGACGGGTCTGGGAATACGCATCAACAGCACTGGTGAAATGGCAACCATTAGCGCCGACACGACGAATGACGTAGCTGTCTTCACGCTCATGTCTACGGTCAACACGTCGTTCAATCTGACCTTCGAGTTCGAATACATCGTGAAATAAGTGGCCCAATTATCCGGGCCGATCCTGCCCGGCTTGATCAGTTCCGAAATGTGAAGAATGCGGATCTCATAAGAAAGCTCTGATCGCAAACAGGTCGTGGCGCGCCTCCGGGCGCGCCTTTTCATTTTCACACAGGAGAGATCCAAGATGGTCGCCAAGAAGGGCAAGGACCTGGTCCTGAAGCTCGACGCCGAAGGCGTGGGCACGTTTGTTACGGTTGCCGGACTGCGCACGCGGCGGCTGGCGTTCAACTCGGAAACGGTCGACGTGACCGATTCAGAAAGCGCCGGGCGCTGGCGCGAATTGCTGGCGGGCGCAGGCGTGCAGCGCGCCTCGCTGGGCGGCGCAGGCATCTTTAAGGATCAGGCGTCAGACGCCGCGATCCGATCCGCCTTCTTCGGCGGGACCATTCGCGACTGGCAGGTGGTGGTGCCGGATTTCGGCGTGGTCGAAGGGCCGTTTCAGATCACCTCGCTCGAATATGCCGGCGCGCATGACGGCGAGGTGACGTTCGAGATCTCGATGGAATCGGCTGGGCTGATTTCGTTTGAGGCCGCGCTATGAGTGTGAACCGGCATCGCGGCGAGGTGGAGGCCGTGTTTGATGAAAAACCCTATCGGCTGTGCCTGACGCTGGGCGCGCTGGCCGAGCTGGAACACGCGTTTGCCGCAAGCGACCTGACGGCGCTGGTGGAGCGATTTTCCAGCGGCAGGCTGTCGGCGAACGACCTGGTGGCGGTGATCGGCGCGGGCCTGCGCGGCGGTGGCCATGACATGGATGACGCGGCGGTGCGGGCGCTGCGCTGCGGCAAGGGTGCGGCGGGCTTTGCGTCTGTCGCCGCCGAACTTTTGACCGCGACCTTTGGCGGGGGAGCAGGGGATAACACAAGCCGCCCCTGAACGCCGCAGCAGGCGGACCTGCCGCCTTTCCCTGGGGCCCGGCCATGACGGCTGGCCTCGGCCTGCTGCGGCTGCCGCCGGCGGTGTTCTGGGCGATGAGCCTGCGAGAACTGGATCACGCGCTGGCGGTGCTTGGGCCGCCTCGCGACGGCGCGCCGGACCGGCTGGCGCTGAATGCGCTGATGGCGCGGTTTCCCGACTGATGGAGATGAGATTTGGACGAGGATGTAACGGTCAGGATCATGGCCGACACGACGCCGTTTGAGGACGCGTTGCGGCAGCTGAGCGGGCTGTCGGAGAACTTTGGCGCGCAGCTGACCGGCGCGCTGAAGGCGGCGGTGATCGGCGGCAAGGCGCTGGATGACATCTTGCGGCAGGTGGCGCTGAACCTGGCGGGCATGGCGCTGAACCAGGGCTTGGCCCCGCTGCAGGGTCTGGCCAGTTCATTCCTGTCGTCGATCACGGGTGCGCTGGCGGGCGCGCTGCCCTTTGCCAAGGGCGGAGTGCCGGGCAGGGCCGTGCCGTTCGCCAGTGGCGGGGTGGTGGCTGAGCCGACCTATTTCAGATCTGGCGGGATGCTCGGCCTGATGGGAGAGGCAGGCGCAGAAGCGATCATGCCGCTGCAACGCACCGCCGACGGGCGGCTGGGCGTGGCGGCAAGCGGCGGGCAGGCGGGCGCAACGGTGGTGTTCAACGTGACGACGCCCGACGCCGCGTCGTTCAAGAAATCCGAGGCGCAGATCGCCGGCATGCTGGCGCGCGTTGCGGCGCGCGGCTCGCGCAGCCTGTGAGGTGACCGCGATGGCAGAAGCATTTCATGACGTGCTGTTTCCCATACCTGTGTCGTTTGGCGCGACCGGTGGGCCGGAGCGGCGTAACGAGATCGTGCGGCTGATGTCGGGCCGCGAAAAGCGCAATGCGCGGTCGGCTCACGCGATGCGTCACTATGATGTGGGGACCGGGCTGCGGTCGGTCGATGACCTTTATGACGTGATGGCGTTTTTTGAGGCCAGGCGCGGCTCGCTGCACGGGTTTCGCTTTCGCGATCCGTTTGACAGGAGCTCAGGCCGTCCAGGCGGCGCGATTGCGGCCACCGATCAGGTGATCGGCGCGGGCGATGGCGTGACGGCAACGTTCCAGCTGGCAAAGACCTATGGCGCGGGCGCGGACGCCTACCGCCGCCCGGTGACGAGACCTGTGGAAGGCAGCGTGGTGGTGGCGGTCGGCGGATTGGCGATGGCGGAAACTGCCTTTGAGGTCGACGCCGGGACCGGGATGGTGACGCTGGATACGCCGCCGGCGACGGGCGCGGTGGTGACGGCGGGGTTTGCCTTCGACGTGCCGGTGCGCTTCGACACGGACCGGATCGAGGCCTCGCTGGCAACCTTCAGGGCAGGCGCGATCCCGGCGATCCCCCTGGTGGAGATCGTGGCATGAGCGGGTATACGCAAGACTTTCTGGACCATCTTGATGGCACGGCGACGACGGTCTGCCATTGCTGGCGGGTGACGCGGCGCGACGGCCTGGTGCTGGGCTTTACCGACCATGACAGGCCCCTGATCATTGACGGGCTGACATGCGAACCGCGCAGCGGGTTTACCGCGAGCGAGACGCGGTCGACAGTGGGGCTGGCGCCTGATGCCAGCGACATCGAGGGCGCACTGTCGTCCGAGGCGATCACCGAGGCCGATATTGCGGCCGGGCGCTACGATGGGGCGCGGGTCGAGACGCTGCTGGTGAATTGGGCTGAGCCGCAACAGTTTGCGCTGCTTCGCACGGCGGCGTTTGGCACGATCACGCGGTCGGACGGGCGGTTCAAGGTGGAACTGGAAGGACTGGCGGCGGCGCTCGACCGGCCAACGGGGCGGGTCTATCGCAAGACCTGCGATGCGGAACTGGGCGATGCGCGCTGCCGGTTCGATACCGGTCAGACGGGGTTTTCAGGGCAAGGCACGGTGACGGCGGTGCGCGATGGCGGGCGGCTGGTGATATCGGGTCTGGAGGCGGACGCTGGCTGGTTTGAGCTGGGTCAGCTGACATGGGTCGACGGGCCGCTGGCCGGCACCAGCGACCGGGTGACGGGCCACCCGGTGAGCGGAAGCGAGGCCGAGCTGACGCTTGGGCGCGGGGCCGTGCCAGAGCTGGCAGGCGCGGCGTTCGAGGTGGTTGCCGGGTGCGACAAGCGCTTTGCCACCTGCAGGCAGAAATTTGCCAATCAGCTCAACTTTCAGGGCTTTCCGCACATGCCGGGCAATGACGCGGCCTACGCCTATGTGCGCGACGGCATCGAGTTTGACGGCGGGCCGCTGGTGCCATGAGCGGGATGCAGCAAATGGACATTGGCGCGCGCATTGTTGCCGAGGCGCTGGAGTGGATCGGCACGCCCTACAGGCATCAGGGCCGGCGCAAGGGCATCGGCTGCGATTGCCTGGGACTGGTGCGCGGCGTGTGGCGCGCCGTCTATGGCGCGGACGCTGACGAGCCAGGGCCTTACACCGCGGACTGGGCCGAGACGGCCAGCGGCGACCCGCTGGTTGAAGCGGCAAGGAAACATTGTGCGGAACGTGAGGGATTGCAGCCGCAGGCGGGCGATCTGCTGCTGTTCCGGTTGAGACCGCGCATGGCGGCAAAGCACTGCGCCATTGCGCTGGATGGTGACAGGTTCATCCATGCGTATCAGGGGCACGAGGTGATGGTGTCGCCGATGTCAGTTCATTGGCGGCGCAGGCTGTGCGGGGTGTTTTCGTTCCCGCATCACGCAAACGATCAGCAGGCGTAACAATGGCGACAATTATCTTGCAGGCCGCCGGCGCGTTTGTCGGCAGCCTTTTGGGACCCGTCGGGTCGGCGATTGGCAGCGCAGTTGGCTCGATGGCGGGCTACATGCTCGACCGTTCGCTGATCAACTCAACCTTGCATCACAAGGGGCCGAGGCTGGGTGCTATGCGTCCCTTCGGCGCGGAAGAGGGGAACGGCATTCCGCGCGTCTACGGCACGATGCGCATGGGCGGCACCGTGATCTGGGCGACGCGGTTTGAGGAGCGCAGGCGCTCGCGCCGCACCGGCGTGAAGGGCGGGCCAAAAGTCACGACGTTCAAATATTCGGGCAACGCCGCCTTTGCGCTGTGTGAAGGTCCGGTTGCGGGTGTCAGACGGATATGGGCTGATGGCAAGGAGATTGACCGCAGCCTGTTCGATATCCGCATCCACAATGGCGGCCCGGAGCAGGAGCCTGATGAGTTGATCGCCGCAAAGCAGGGCGTCGATAATGCGCCGGCCTATCGCGGCGTCGCCTACGCGGTGATCGATCACTTTCCGCTGGAAGAGTTTGGCAACCGGCTGCCGCAATTGCAGTTTGAGGTGCTGCGTCCCGTCGGTGATTTTTGCGGGCGGCTGAAGGCGGTGACGCTGATACCCGGTGCGACAGAACATGGATTGGCGTCTGGTCCGGTCGACAATTTTCTTGGCCGGGGGCGCAAGAAGACCGTCAACCGCAATGTGCTGTTTGGCGCGAGCGATCTCGACGCATCGCTGGACGAATTGGCCATGCTGTGCCCGAACCTGAAACACGTCGCGCTGGTGGTGAGCTGGTTTGGCGACGATTTGCGGGCGGGAGAGTGCAAGGTCTACCCGGCGGTGATGGATAATGCAGTGCCGTCGGGCTGGAACGTGTCGGGCCTGGGTGCGGCGTCGGCGCGAACTGTGTCGCGGTATGTCGGATCAGCGGCCTATGGCGGCACGCCGTCCGATGCGTCTGTGGTCGAGGCGATTGCAGCGATCAAGGCGCGCGGCTGGAAGGTGACGCTCTATCCGTTCCTGATGATGGACGTGGCGGCTGGAAACGAATTGCCGGATCCGTATGGCGGGGTAGAACAGGCGGCCTATCCGTGGCGCGGGCGGATCACCTGTTTTCCGGGACCGCGGCAGGCGGGAACCGCTGACAAGACGAGCGCCGCGCGGACGCAAGCCGGCGCGTTTTGTGGTGTTGTGCAGGCGGATGATTTCACCGTCGATGACGAGGTGGTGACCTTTGGCGGTGACCCTGACGACTGGGGATACCGGCGGCTGGTGCTGCACTATGCACATCTGGCTGAAGCGGCGGGTGGCGTTGACGCGTTTCTGGTCGGCTCGGAACTGCGCGGGCTGACGACGCTGCGCGACGGAGACAGCGCGTTCCCGTTTGTCGAGCAATTGACGACGCTGGCCGATGATGTGCGCGGGATTGTCGGCCCAGAGACCAAGCTGACCTATGCGGCAGACTGGTCGGAATATTTTGGCCATCAGCCACCGGATGGCAGCGGTAACGTGTTTTTCCACCTTGATCCGCTGTGGGCGAGCCCGGCAATCGATGCGGTCGGCATCGACAACTACATGCCACTGTCGGACTGGCGCGACGAGGACTATGCGGGCGGCAATCCTGACGGGTTTGCGGCGCCCTATGACCGCCAGGCGCTGCGGGCGGGGATCGCGTCGGGCGAGGGGTTCGATTGGTACTATGCCTCGGATGAAGACAGGCGAAACCGCGAGCGAACGCCGATTCTGGACGGGCTGGCCGGAAAGCACTGGGTGTTCCGCTACAAGGACCTGCGCGGCTGGTGGGAGAACGAACACCACAACCGCATCGGCGGCGTCGAAGAGGCAGTTGCAACAGCCTGGACGCCACAGTCCAAACCAATCTGGCTGACGGAACTCGGGTGTCCGGCAGTCGACAAGGGACCGAACCAGCCAAACGTGTTTCCGGACGCAAAATCATCGGAAAACGCGCTGCCGCATTTTTCCAGTGGCGGCAGGAGCGATCTTGCGCAGCGGCGGCTGTTTGAAGCGCATTTCGACCATTGGGACGCGCAAGGTGAGGCGTTCGACCCGGCGGCCAATCCAGAATCGGCAGTCTATGCCGGCCGCATGGTCGATGCGGAGCGGATCTATGCCTGGGCGTGGGACGCGCGGCCGTTTCCGGCCTTCCCATTGAAGCGGGACGAATGGGCGGATGGCGACAACTGGCTGTTTGGCCACTGGCTGAACGGACGTTTGAGCGCAGTAGCGGTGCATGATCTGTCGGCTGCGATTCTTGCGGATCACAGGGTCTCGGACGTTGAGACCGGCAGCGCGGACGGAATGCTGGTCGGCTATGCTTTGATGGAGCCGGGCAGCGCACGCGACGCCCTGTCACCGCTGCTGCAACTGTTCGATCTTGCTGCAACCGAGCAAGACGGCCAGCTGGTTCTGGCGACGGCGGGAGCTGGCACAGGCGCGCCGGTGGTGATTGACGACCCGGTGGAGGCGCAGGGCGATCAGCCGGCGATCGAGAGCATCCGTGAGCCGGACCAGACATTGCCGACCGAAGCGACGCTGAGATTTGTCGATCCGATGTCGGACTATCAATCGGGCGCAGCGCGGGCCGCCGATACCTCTGCTGCGCTGACGATTGCGGCATCGCTGGAAGTGCCGGGTGCAATCGAGGCAGGGCAGGCGGACGCGCTCGCCGCCGACTGGCTGCGCCGGGCCAGAGGCGGGCGCGAAAGTGTGCGGTTTGCGGTGGCAGGCGCAGACCACCGGCTGCAGTCGGGGTCCATCATCAGATTGCCTGCCAAGGACGGCGGCGACTATCTGGTGACGGCGATTGAGGACGGGTTGTATCGCTCGGTCGAGGCGAGGCGCCTGCTTCGATTTGCGCCGGCGCCGGACCGTGCGCGGCTGCCGGCGACCAGAAATGACGTTGCAGTGGAGCCGGGCAGGCCGCTGGCTCTGTTTCTCGACCTGCCAACGACAGGCAGTGCCCCGCCGCAGGATTGTTTCCGGATCGCGGCCTATGCCTCGCCGTGGCGGACACAGGCAGTGCTTGCATCGCCAGCTGAGAGCGGATTTGCCGAGAGAACCAGCCTGACCGAACCGGCTGTCACCGGGGTGGTCCTGGAGGCGGCCGGGCAGGGGATCGAAGGGCGTATCGACCGTTCTGGCCATGTGGATGTGAAGCTGGACAGTGGTGAACTGACGAGTGTGGCAATGCTGCAAATGCTGAACGGTGCGAACAGTGCCGCGATGCGGGCGGTCAATGGCGTGTGGGAACTGTTCCAGTTCGCCAGCGCCGAAGAAATTGCTCCGTCGGTCTGGCGGTTGACGGATCTGCTGCGGGGCCAGCTTGGCACCGGCGACGCAATGGCGGCAGGACCACGGGACAACGCAGATTTTGTGTTGCTCGACGAAGCGGTGAGACCGGCGGGCCTGATGTCCGCCGAAGTTGGCTTGCCGCTGAACTGGAAGGTGGGGCCTGCGGGCTATGACCTGATGGATCGCTTCTTTGTCACATCGACGCAAACTGGCGGAGTCCGGGCGCTGCTGCCCTTTTCGCCGGTGCGGTTCAAGACACAGCAGCTGGCGGATGGTTCGATTGAGCTGTCGTGGATCAGACGATCCCGCATTGATGCCGATTCCTGGCTGGGAGCCGATATTCCGCTGGGGGAGGCAAGTGAAGCCTACATTGTGCGGGCTGGATTGCCCGGGCAGCCAGCGGTTCGCCAGGCTGAGGCGGCAGAGCCGCGCTGGACTTATCCGGCTGCGCAGATTGCTGCCGATTTCGGCGAAGAACCGGAAACGATCGAATTTACCGTCCGGCAGATCAGCAACGCGGTTGGCGAAGGCCTGCCTGCAACGCTTCTGTTGACGCTAAATGACTGAAATTAAAGAGGAGAAGACGATGACTGCACAAAAGCCATGGTATCTGTCACGCACGATCTGGGCGTCGATCATAACTGTCATGACCGGTGGAGCAGGCCTTTTCGGGGTGCCCGCCGGAGTGATTGACAATGGCGCGCTGACAGAGACAATTCTGCAACTGGTGACGGCGATTTCAGGCCTGATCGCAATTTTCGGGCGGATTTCCGCAACGTCAAAGATCCGATGA